GGAATGCTTAACAAGAGAACAATCTTCCCAAATAACCTTGAATTTCAGATGATTATGTGAATTGTAATACTATATACCAACTCGCGTCGCAAACGCGGCATATAATAGAAGGGGTAGAATTAGCTTGAATTTTTCTTATGTTTTTATGCAGGAGGTACGATGTTAGAGAGCGAATACCAGGCGAAGTTGATCAAGAAGCTTCGACGGATGTTTCCGGATTGTCTGATTTTAAAGAATGACACGGACTATCTACAAGGCATTCCAGATCTCCTCATCCTCCACAATGACAAATGGGCACTTCTAGAAGTCAAGCCTTCAGAAGATGCAGACACTCAACCTAATCAACCGTACTATGTTCGTGTTGGAAATGAGATGTCTTTCGCAGCCTTCATCTATCCCGAAAACGAAGCAGAGGTTCTAAATGATCTTCGCGCGACATTCCGAACTCGTAGGTAGGCACGCCTTTCTAAGCGCAAGCAATAACGCCTGGACCAATTACGACGATGAGAAGCTTGAACGAGTTTATCTGAATAATCTTGCTGCACAGCGAGGTACAGAACTTCATGCCTTTGCGCATGAGGCTATTCGTTTGGGAATCAAACTTCCTCGTAACACTTCGACTCTTAACATGTATGTAAATGACGCAATCGGCTTTCGCATGACGCCTGAGCAAATTCTGTTCTACTCAGACAATTGCTTTGGCACAGCTGATGCTATTTCGTTTAGGCGTAATGTTCTGCGTGTATCAGATCTCAAGACTGGCGCTAACGAGACTAATGAGCGTCAACTCGAAGTCTATGCTGCTCTTTTTTGTTTAGAGTACGGTTTCAAACCTTTCGAGATTTCGATTGAACTACGAATATACCAAAACAACGAGATCCGGGTTTATGATGGTGACCCCGATATCATAGTTCACATCATGGAAAAGATCAAGATCTTCGACAGGCGAATCGATGCTCTCAGGGCAGAGGCACTGTCGTGATTGAACATTGGATTGAGGTTGAGCAACATCCTCGCTATCTAGTATCGAACTACGGTCAAGTCTATGATCGTCGTTCTGATAGACTAGTTAAACAGCAATTTGATCGTGCCGGATACAAAAGAGTTCATCTAACACTTCCAACAGGACGCCTTACGGTTAGTGTGCATCGATTAGTAGCTGGTTCTTTTTATGCCATCGATCCTTCGGAATTTGAAGTGAACCACATTGATGGTAATAAAGCTAATAATCACATCGCTAATCTTGAATTATGTACTCGATCAGAAAACATGCGATACGCTTATGCTATGGGCGCTGTTCGACTCCCAAACGAAACGCGAGTACGTTGTGTTGAAACAGGAGAAGAGTTTCGCACTATTCGCGAAGCCGCTAGAGCAATCGGTGTCTCAGACCATAAGTCCATTCTTAGAGTACTAGACAAACCACAGTATAAAGCTCGTGGTTTTCACTTTGAGCGCGTTTAAAGGAGGTGATGCCACAATGATCATTGACCAAGAGACTTACCTTGAGCACTTCGGAATTCTCAGAAAGTCTGGTCGCTATTGACCCATGGGGCAGCGGAGAGGAAATTCCAGAGGCTCAGCGTAACAAGGAATTCCTTGACTACGTTACTCAGCTTCGTCGTCAGGGTTTGACTGATACTGAGATTGCTAAGGGCATGGAGATCACTCGCAACCAGTTGCAGGATTTCAAGTCAATTGCTCGCAATCAGATGAAGGCCGAAGAGATCAACACGGCTTTGCGGTTGAAGAACAAAGGAATGTCAAATATAGAAATCGGTAAGGAGATGGGAAAAAACGAATCTTCCGTTCGGTCTCTTCTGGCAGATGGTCAGATGGACAAAGCCGCTAAGATTCAGTCAATTACAAATATGCTTAAGGGTCAGGTTGATGAGCACTCATACATCGACATTGGTAAAGGTGTTGAGAATCACCTAGGCATTACCAAGGACAAGCTTCGCACAGCCGTAACCCTTCTCAAGGAACAGGGTTATGTTGAGCATAAGGTGCAAGTTGATCAGCTTGGTACTGGTGGAAATCAGAAGACGTTAGTTAAGGTTCTCTGTAAGCCAGAAACTACGTATCTTGATGTAAAGAACAATCGAGATAAGATTCGTATGATCAACGAAACGTCTGAAGATCATGGGTTGAACTTTTTCGGCCTTTTGCCCCCCATCTCAATAAACCCTAATCGCATCTCGGTAAAATATGGAGATGAAGGTGGCGCTGAAGCCGACGGTTTGATTTATGTTCGTCCTGGTGTTTCTGACCTTTCTCTAGGTAGACAGCATTACGCACAAGTTCGTATTGCAGTTGATGGCGATCGCTATCTCAAAGGCATGGCCATCTACAAAGACGATCTTCCTGATGGCGTAGATCTTCAGTTCAATACAAACAAGATGAATACGGGCAATAAGCTTGATGCTATGAAGCCTATGAAGACAATCTCTGAAACAGACAAAACCATTGACAAAGACAATCCTTTTGGATCTACAGTCGCACAGCAGTGGATTGAGGGTCCTAATAATACGCGCAAACTTACTTCTGCCATGAACCTTGTTAATGAGGAAGCTGACTGGGAGAAGTGGAATAAGTCCTTGTCATCACAGATGCTTTCTAAGCAGAAGCCTACGTTGGCCAAGACACAGTTGGATTTGACTTATGAACAGAAGAATACGCAACTTCAGAGAATCCTTTCCTTGACAAACCCTACTGTCAAGCGTAAGTTGTTGGAAGAGTTTGCGGATTCCACAGATTCGTCTGCTATACATCTTAAGGCTGCCCACATGCCTAGGCAGCAGACACAAGTAATCATCCCAATCAAGTCTCTTAAAGACACAGAGATCTATGCGCCTAACTTCACGGCTGGAGAACGAGTTGCTCTAATTCGATACCCCCATGGTGGAACATTCGAGATTCCCGAATTGACAGTGAACAATAGGAATCCAGAAGCTAAAAAGCTTTTGGGTCAGGCTACTATGGCTGTTGGCATTAACAGTAATGTAGCAAAGCGCATGTCTGGTGCAGACTTCGATGGAGATACGGTTCTTGTCATTCCTAACGGACAAGGCAACATCAAGTCTACGCCTGCACTTAAGGGTCTTGAGAACTTCGATCCACAGCGAGACTATCCTGGCTTTGAGGGCATGAACGTAATGAAGTCTAGAACAACTCAGATTGAGATGGGCAAGATCTCTAATCTCATTACAGACATGACTATTCAGAAGGCGCCTCCTAGTGAGATTGTTCGTGCTGTTCGTCATTCGATGGTTGTCATTGATGCTGAGAAGCATAAGCTAAACTACAAACTCTCAGCCAAGAATAACGGCATTCAGCAACTGAAGAAGAAGTATCAGGGCGAGAATGGTGGAGCTGCTACACTGTTGTCTAGGAAGAAGTCTCAGTCTGTTGTTGTGCCTGAACGTAAGCCAACCTTTAGGGTTGATAAGACTACAGGTAAGAAGATTCCTATTGAGACAGGCAACAGTTACGTTGATCGTAAGACAGGTAAGACTGTCATCATTACACAGAAGGTCAACAGATTAGCTGAGTTAGATGATGCGCATGAGATGTCTTCTGGTACACCCATGGAGAAGATCTATGCTGATCATTCTAATCGTCTGAAAGCATTGGCTAACACTGCGAGATTAGAGGCTATTAATACCCCCCCTCTTGTAGCATCGCCCTCTGCAAAGAAGCAGTATGCCAAAGAGGTAGCCAAGTTGAATGCTGACTTGAACATTGCATTGAAGAATGCCCCCCTCGAAAGAAGGGCCCAGCTTCTAGCAAACGCCAAGGTCCAGGCCAAGAGGGATGCCAATCCTGGTATGGAGAAGAAAGAAATCAAGAAGCTTGAGTATCAAGCCTTAACAGAAGCACGTCGTAGGCTTGGCGCACAGAAGCAGAAGATCATCATCAGTGATGAAGGATGGGCTGCTATTCAGGCAGGCGCAATCAGTAATAGTAAACTGTCCGAGATCCTTAACAACGCAGACATGGATCGAGTGAAGGAACTCGCATCACCTAAGACAGAACTCTTGATGACTAATGCTAAGCAAGCAAGAGCACAAGCTATGTATGCTGCTGGCTATCCACAGTCTGAGATTGCTGAGACATTGGGTGTAAGTCTGACTACATTACAAGGAGGACTGAATGGTTAGTCACATGCTAACAACGATTGACAATCCATTCGATCCGTTCACACAGTTCGTTGAATGGGACACATACGATCGCTACCTTGGCTACAACACGACGTCGTTCCTTGCAAGAATTGTAAGAACTTCAGATGAGCTATCAGACGCGGACCAAGCACTAGCCATTGAAGAAGCAATTGACGAGATCGTTCGTGAGAATGTTTCAGGAATGCACAGAAAAGTTGCAGAAAAGTAATTAAAACGCAGTATCGACTACGATCAAATTAAAATCCGTACCCGGTCATAGGGATAGATAGCGTTTGGTTGTAAATCGAAAAACTTTAAAACAATTTTTTGTGAGAATGTTTCTGAAACGCACAGAAAAGTCGCGGAAAAGAAAAACGACACATAAAAGAAACAAAAACAAAAGATGAAAAAGGGATGGGGGGAGGGTCCCGCGAAATCCACCCCCCTCCTTCAT